GCACACGCATGCCGAGCGCTGCCGGTGCGTCAGCAATGATCCCATCGACATGGCCCCGGATACGACCGCCCGCCACGGAGAAGCCAAACTGGCCGCCATCGCGCTTTTGGGTGACCAGATCGATCCCGGCCGCGCGCAGCCAGCGGATCGCCAGGTCCTCGAGCTGGTGACCGATGGCGAAGATCCGCAGCGTTTGGCCGCTGAAATCAGCACCCGCATCCTTTGGCGCACCGGCAAACTCGAACTGCAGCGCGCGTTCACAGGCATGTCCCAGCCGGGAGGCGCCGAGATAGGTCCGGGGTGGCGTGGCCTCGCGCTCGGCGATGAGTGCCACGTCGACCAGAGCGTTGATCCGCTCGGCTATGGAGGTGCGGTGATTGAAATCCAATGTCAAAACGGGATCTCCGGCGCATTCGCTTTGGCGATGTCGGACATGGCCTCACGGAAGCCCTCGACGGCCTCCTCGATCAGGGCGCGCACCTGTGCCTCGGTCAGATCCGCGAAGGCGGTCTGCCAGCCGATCTCTTCCAACAGCAGCGCGACGCGTTTAAGGGTGGCAGTGATGGCAGCGCGTTCCTCTTCGGTCAGATCAACCATGGCAAATCGCTCCCGCGCCAAACGCGTCCAGAAGCCCTGGCAGGGCATCGAGCAGAACCAGACCGATGGCCGGGGTCGCTTCGACCGGTGTGGATCGCGCCAGCCAAAACCACGCGTGGGTTGCCGGCAGACAGCACAGAGCGTGCCACGCGGATGCCAGAGACGCCGCCGCTCCTCGGCCGTGATGTGGGGTGAAGATGTCATGGGTCATGCCGCCCTCCGCTCGGATCCGGCCACCGCGTTCACGGCGGCCTGGATGGCGCGTTTATTGAAGCCGAAGGTCATCAGCGCCGAGGCGCGGTAGCGCGTGAGGCCGAAGTCGTGTCGGCACTCGGGCGGCAAGTATTTCAGCTGCTTGTCGGTCGGTGGCTGGCGCAGCCACGCCTTGGTCTTGAAGGCGCTTTCATCGCTCTCGTGGGTGTTGAGCCAGTCGTCGGCCTGCGCGAGGCAGACGGTGCGTTCGCCGACGCCCAGCAGACGTGGCCGCGCGCCCTTGGCCCCGCCGATGGCGTACCAGACGCCTTCCATCCAGAAGATGCCGCCCCAGGCCGTGAAGCCCGTGGCCATCAGTGCGTCGTCTGAGCCGAAGAGATCCACCCAAGCGAAGCTGGAGCGTTTCAGCAGATCGATCTCGGTCATGACAAAGCCTGAGAGCGGCACAGTGTCCGCGCCTGTTTCGCCTTCGTCCTGCAGCAATACTTCGCCGCAGAGCGGACACTCGGTGGCGGCGAGCGGGATCTCTGCCGCGCAGGCCGGGCAAGTTTTTGTCGGGGCCTCGCCGGTGCCGTTCTTACCATCCAGATCGACATCCTGTTCCAGCGTGCCGTGGATCAGGCTCGACGTCCCGAAATCCAGCACCACACAGTCGGTCTTGACCACGCCGGGGTGTTCTTCGGGATCGACCGTGCGCAACCCGCGACCGACCATCTGGATCATGGCGGATTTGTAGGAGCTGGGGCGAAGGAGCACGACGCAGGAGGTGGGCGGGTGATCCCAGCCTTCCGTAAGCACGGCCACGTTCACGATCACGCGGATGTCGCCCGCAGCGTAGTCGGCGAGTATGGACTTGCGGGCCTCGGAAACCAGATCGCCAAGGATCAGCGCGGCCGTAGTCCCCGCGTCGCAGAATGCCTCGGTGACGTGCTCGGCATGGGCGACGGTGGAGCAGAAGACGACGGTCTGCCGGTCGCCAGCCTTCTCACGCCAATGGCGGATCACCTCGTCGGTGACAGGCGCGCGGTCCATGATATCCGCGACCTCGGTCATGTCGAAATCGGCGCTGGTCTTGCGGACCGATTTCAATTCCTCCTGCACGCCCACATCGATGACAAAGGTGCGCGGCGGCACGAGATGCCCCGAAGCGATCAACTCGCCCAAACGCACCTGGTCGGCGACGTTGTCAAAGACCTCGCGCAGTCCTTTCTTGTCACCCCGGGTCGGTGTTGCCGTCACTCCGAAGATCCGCGCATCCGGGTTGGCATCACGCACCCGGTCGATGATGCGGCGATAGCTGTCCGCCACCGCGTGATGCGCTTCGTCGATCACCAGAAGATCAAGAACAGGCATCTCCGATAGATTCGAAGCCCGAGCCAGCGTTGGCACCATGGCGAAGGTGACGTCGCCGCCCCAGGATTTCTCGGTGGCGTCGAACACGGAGGTGGCGATATCCGGCACCACGCGCTCGAACTTGGCGCGGTTCTGCACGGTCAGCTCGTCGCGATGCGCCAACACGCAGGCCTTCGCGCCGTCGCCGATCATCGCGCCGGTGACCGCCGAGAGCATGATGGTCTTGCCCGCGCCGGTAGGTGCCACGCCGAGCGTGTTGCCGTGCTGGCCGAGCGCAGCAACACTGCGCTCGACGAAGGTTTTCTGGCGGGGACGCAGGCGCATGACCGATCCCCCTTACAGCGCCCAGCTCGGCCGCCCGGGGGCACCCGGGTTGGCTGCTGACTGGTTGGATTGGGGCGCGGCGGCAGAATCCTGCTGCGGGGCATTTCCGCTGAACTGAAGGGGCGCCGTGCCCATGATCTGCGCATAGTCACGGTGATCGGGCGTCACGGCGCTGCGGATCTCGTTTTTGTCATCACCGCTGGCATCGGTGCCGACATCGATGCGGGCGACGAACTCGATACCGTCGAGATCGGCGAAGCCGCCGATGCGCCGCGCGGCCTGCGCCTCGGGCGACATGTCCTTGTCGGAAATCCCACGCGCCGAGTTCAGCATGCCGCGCACCAGGCTGCGGCCCATGTTGGTCCAGTCCGGACCTTTGGGGCTGTAGAGACCGATCAGCGTGAAGATCTTGCGCCGGGCATACTGGCCTTCCGTCACGGTGAACTCGCCGTTGAGATAGACCGCGCCGGTTGAGCCGCGCGTGGCATAGCCGCCGGTCCAGCCCTGCGAGGCATCATCGAACCCGCCAGGGCGGATGGTCAGGCTCACCTTGGCCAGCGTGCCCTTGGGAATGAGGTTGGTGTTGCTCTGCGCGTCGTTGAAATCGTTCCAGGAACCCATGGGGAACCTCCTTTTCTGTTCAGGATTGCGGTTGGGGTTGGTCGGCACCGGCAGGATCGGCGGGTGGCGGGGCGTAGGTTAGGCGATCCGTCGCCGGGGCTGCGGGCGTTCGGATTTTTGCCATCAAGCGGCCGAGATGGGGTTCTTCGACTTGGGCCAGGCGGCCGGAGCGATCCTTGGCTGGGAAACCCCAGGGATTGATCGTTTGGCAGACAAAGGCCCGGTAAGGATCGCCGCCATCGGCCTTCAGTTCCGCCATGGTGATGACCTCGTCGACGATCCCCGGCAGCTCCAGCCCGGTCTTGGAGCCATCGATCTGCGGCTGGAACAGCTTGCGATTGAAGTCGTCGAGCTTCTCGTCGAGGATCCCGACGAACCAGACATTCTTGGCCCGCGTGTGCTGCAGATGGGTGAGCCAGCCGATCATCTCGCGGCCGTGCAGCCCGTAGGCCCCGCGCACATCCGGCTTGCCGGTCTTTTCCGACAGCGCTTCGGGCTGGCCCTTGCACCAACCAAAGCACAGCCGCCCGGCGACAGTGATCGAGTCGACAAAGATGGTGTCGTAGCGATCGAGTGTTGCCGGATCGCCAAAGCGGTCGCAGACGGCGGCATAGTGCGCCGGGCTGTAGGGTTGCTCGTCGCGCAGCGCCGGGTTGGGTCCGCCGATGAACACCGCGAAGTCCCGGCACTCCGTCCATGTGCGCGGCCGGATGCTGTCTCCCGTCCATCCCTCGATGGCCAGATCGCCCGCTTCGAGATCCATGAACAAGGTGCGGTCAGGATCGAGGGTCCACAGGAGGGAAGTTTTCCCGATTCCGGATTTCCCGAAGATGCACCCCTTGATCCCGCGCGGCTCCGCCAACCGCTGGTCGGCGCTGATGATGGGGAGGCTCACTGGTCGGCCCCCTGAGCGAGGATTTCGACCTTCAGGGTGCCGGGTTGGACGGTGCGCGCGGGCTCGAAGCCCTGACGGATCGCCTCGGGCCAGGCTACGTATTTGCGCTCCGGCACCTTGTAGGCCAGATCGACATACTCGGCGGGATCGTCACCGGCATCGCGGATGCGCGCGACCATGTCCGCCAGCCGGTCCTGATCCCAATCCACCCGCTTCGGTAGATCAGCAACCACGGTGAAATCACCATCGTCAAAGCGAACCGTGCCGGTGTCCTTGCCAGCGACTTGCCGTTCCTCAGCGGCCCGGGTGGCATAGCGGACGGCCAGTCCGGCATCGAAGCGGGTCTTGGCCGCCTTGTCGCGCTTCAAACGCTCGTCGATTTCGCGCTGCAGGATTGCCAGCAACTCGACCGGCAGGGTCGCGATCTCGGCCGCGCTGAGGGATGGCAGATCGTCGGGCGTGGGGGTGTTCTCGGGGAACGGCATGAATGGGTCTCCGTGATCGGTGAAAAGGGATTGGAAGGCGGTCATCACGCGCTCGCCCTGCGTCTCGAACCGGTGGCGTCGCAGAGCTCGCCAAGCTCGGCGAGCAGCAGCGCTGATAGCGATGCGGCCGCGGATTTGGGCTTGGGGCGCGCGACGGCGATGTAGGCGAACTGATCGAGGCCTAGGCGCGCCTGCACGAGGTGAATGAGACCTTTCTCGAAAGCGCCCAGAGCAGCCTGACCGAGGTCGGCGAGTTGGCGACGTTCCGCCTCTGGCAACGTCGAGATGACCGGGGTTACGTCGATTCCGAGAAAGCCGCGGTGGTACTCCAGCCGCGTTCCTGCCGGTGCCTGTGCGACCCATGCGCAGAATTCGACACCAGTGAACCTCGGCTTCGTCGCACGTCGATTTGTGGATTTGGAGGCGACCATCAGCATGCCCGTGACGCCTGACGGTACGGAACAACGCCGTTGGCAGCGCGTTGGGGATCAGCTGTCAGCCGTCGCGGCGTCTGACCCGCCCGCGCAACGGCATCTCTGATCTTCACAGCGCGCTGAAGCTGGCTCTGTTCGAAGGTTTCGACGTCGGCGAGCCGGTACAGCACCCTCCCGCCAAGTTTCAGGAAGGCCGGTCCCTGGCCATTGTAGCGCCAGCGCTCCAATGTTCGGTGGGAAATCCCCCAACGTCGGGCCAGCTCCTTCTGATTTAAGCAATGCCTTTGCAGCATCGGTGTCTCCTCTCGTTGTTGAGGAGACCATGCAAAATCCCGCTGTGGGATGTCGTCGGGATCGCAGGGGGATGCAGAGGGGGATGGTTACAGCCTTGCATGACAGGCTTCGGCGGCTTGGTGGGGGATCGTCATCCCCCTCCATCCCCCAGGCGATCCCACACCAAGCGCGGTACAGATCAGTTTATGGGAGATAGTAAGCGAGTCAGTTGATGTTCAGACGGTAGCCGCCGCGGCGGTCGGAGCGGATCAGTTCGCGCCAGTCCTTCTGGGACTTGAATACGTCGGCCATGCGCAGGCTCTTCGAGCCAGCCGACGACAGGATTGCCTTGCCGCTCTGCCAGGGCTCGCCGCGCTGCGCCGCCTCGTGCAAGGCGCGGACGACCTGCGCCTGAATCGGGCCGAGGCGGAAGCGGTAACCGTTGCAGCGCACCTCCTGATAGTCGGCCGAGGCGATGAAGGTGCTCTCCTCCATCGCCGAGCCGCCGGAGGAGAACCCGGACTGGAGCTCAAAACGATCGCGTTCCTCGCGCCTTAGCAGCAGATCCCCGATCATCACGAAGACCGGCTTCGCATCGCCATAGAGCGACGCATAGTTCGCGCGGAGTGTGCGGAACTCGCTGACATGGAGTTCGCCACAGCGGAACAGCTGGAAGACGTCGCAGGCGTGCAGGTCGAGCAGTCCGCTGAAGGGCTTCTGCTCCCACGGCACGCGGAACCGCTCGCCGTCCTGACCCTCCTCGTAGTCGCCGAACTCGACCGGCTCACCAAAGACGCGCACCGACAGCCGGAGCTTGTCGTTCTCGGCCAGGTAGACGAGGTCCGTCTCGGAGATCCGCCAGCGCTCGAGTACTTCGGGGAGCGTGAAATACAGCTTGTCGATGTGCACGCGCCCCTCCGATTCCCCTGCCTGATGTTTACCTTCTGTTCTTAATCGCTTGACGGCCGCCGATCAATCCGATTTTATCCTATTTCATCCACAGATGGGTGGGGAAACATGAACGAGCATCACACGCTTGCCGACCGTCTCAGGGCCCGGGCCAACCAGCTCGGCCTCAGCCCAGCCCACGTCGCCGAGATGGCGGGCGTGAACCGGTCCTTTGTCTACGACATCCTGCGCGGACGATCATCCCGCCCCGGCATCGACCGTTTGGCTGAGGTTGCCCGCGTTCTCAAGGTGGACCGTGACTGGCTGATCCACGGCATCGGCGATGTCGAGGGCACGCCACCCTTCATCGAAAACCCGGACGAGACCTTCGTCTCGATCGCACATGCCAGCCCGCGCCCCTCAATGGGCGGCGGCGCCGTGGTCCAGGAGCACGACGATCCCGCCGGTCGCGCCTACCACTTCCGCCGGTCCTGGATCCGCCACAGCCTCAAGGCCAGCCCGTCCCAGCTGCGCATCATGCATGTGGAAGGCGACAGCATGGCACCCACGCTGCTCGACGGCGACACGGTGCTCGTCGACATGGCACGGCGCGCGCCGAACCCGCCAGGCATCTTCGTGCTGGACGACGGCATGGGGCTGGTGGCCAAACGGCTTGAGCACATCCTGAACAGCGACCCGCCGTCCGTGCGCGTCATTTCGGATAACGGGTTCTACAGTCCGTACGAGCGAACGGCCGAAGAGATCCACATCGTCGGCCGCATCCGTTGGTTCGCGCGGGAGCTGTAGCTGTGGTTGATGATGGGGAACTGGATAATCTGTTTGAGCTGGCGGGCTGCTCCTTTCGGGATGCCATGACAACCGTCGAGATCGAGGCATTCTTCTCCAGACGCCAAGTCTCAATGGCTGAGGGCACTAGTAAAAGGACACTCGCACAAAACACTCTCGCAAGCCTTCCACGAACAGAGGCGCTTGAGCTGGTCCTCGAGTTTGCACGAGAACGGCGGGATATCGGCCTGGAGGACAGGGTGTACATCCTGCTGGACAAGGACCAGCCGGAAATCTCTGCGATCACTCGCGACCGGGTGGCCGACCGCCTTGGAGTCGGGATCCATGGGCTAGGCGTTCGTCCCGACGTGATCGAGGATTTATTCGACCTGAGTTCGACCGCCGACTTCTTCTATGGCCCGAGTAAAATCGAGGAGCTTAAACAACACGCAACCGGCGCAGCCCCATCGTGGAGCGCAAAGGATGTCTTCGATGTCATCGGTGCAATAACATGCCCTTCGAGGCGGTTTACGCAGCTGATCGAGACTGCTTTGGATCCCCGGTTTCGTGATGTCGACGACCAGGCTGCCTTGGCAGCGGACTTAGACGGCATCCTGCAGCTTGATGGCTACGAGGTTGTTCAGACAGGAGAGGTCTCGGGGCGCGCAACATTCTCGGTACGCCCCATTCGCCGTGGCGTCGACGGGCGGCCCAAGAATCTGATCTTCGCTTCCAAAGGACCAAAGCCGAGGCTCGGATTCTCGGATGCGATCGACAACGAAGTCGTCGTGCTCGAACATGCCGACAGCTGCCTCGTGTATGACCAACCCATCGGCAGTGGATTGTTGTGGCTCGATCTGGTTCGTTGGTGGATGAATCAGAGAGAGATCGCAGACCTCGCCGAGGCACGAACCAGCCTCGGGCAGCGTCTGCTTGCCTCTCTAGACGACGGCCCTGAGCAGGAATTCTTCAAAGCGTACTTCCGCAACTTCGCTGACCGACTTGGAGACCGGCTGCCGGCGCTTATTCCGCAGGTATACTTGCACTATGACCCGGAGATCGCGAGGCATCTCGCGGACAAACGAGTACTGTTCCGGCAGCGCATGGACTTTTTGATGTTATTGCCAAACCGACAGAGAATCGTCCTCGAGATTGACGGTAAGCACCACTATGCGAACGGCGAGCGCGCCGATCCTCGCTTGTACGCGGAAATGGTTGAGGCCGATCGCAAACTGCGCCTTCGCGGCTACGAGGTTTTTCGATTCGGGGGCTGGGAATTCTTCAATACGAAGGGATCGAAGCAAGAAGCTGCCGACAAGCTTGTGAGATCCTTCTTCGAGGAGCTGTTCCTCGTACATCGGCTAGGATAGCTAGTCCCAAGAACACCGCAGAGCTACGCGGCAGTCCGCTAAGTATCGGAAAACAATTGTTTTCGCGGGGCGCGCGGGTAGCGTTTCTCCCATGCGAAACACTCCGACATATCCCCGGCTGGCCACGTCGCCGTGGCCTGCATCCTGCACCCGAACGCTGCCCCGCCCATGTTGTTTGCGGCGGAGTAGTGGTTGTGGGTCGTTCCTTCCCGTCAGTCTTGCGGACAAAAGTCCGGACTTTTGTCCGCCTTCAGTCACAGTGCGAATTGGTCACGCTCTTTCTTGGCAGGCATAAGGCCGCAAACGGTGATGGATGCATTTTCGTAATCGGTGCTGAACTTCACGATCACAGCGGCGATTGGCATGTCAGGGTCATAGTTATCGGCGAGCCACGCCGCAGCATCGGCTTCAATGAACCCCAGCATGTATTCGGCTTCCGTCTGGCCTTTGAAAACAGCGTGAACTTCAATAGCGTTGTCATCGAAAGGATTGCTAGGGTCGCGCTCCAAAACCACGTTGAGCGTGTCTGTGCCAGGATCAAAATCATCAAGTGCCAACACGCAGTCGTCAATATCATCTGTGTAGTTGGATGTCCCCCGCACCTTGAGCCATCCACTGCCGTATTTCCAATTTACCCATTTGCCCTTTGGTCGATGTTCTGGAACGTCAATATCTTCCCAAAGGCTATCAGTTGTTGGCATCGGTTCGTCTTCGATTTCATATGCCCCGGCCATTCGCTCCAGATCGGCAATGCGTTGGTCCATCAGGCGTTGTTCTTCATCTTCCGCTTTGAACTTGGCGTCCAACCAGAAAGCCGCCGGGATCACCAGAACAATGATGAGCACGATCACTATGTCCATTGTTACCACCTGAATTTGTTGGCAAAATTCAACCATAAGTCGCATTTCAGGTCTTGTCATCAACGAAATTCACAGCCGCCGGTTACTGCGTTTCTGGATCTAAGCGCGACGGGCGCAGCGTTGGCTGTTGAAGCCCCTTTCCTTCCTGTTGGACTCGGGCGGCATCCTCTGGGTGTCGCCCGCTTTTTCG